AGCGCAGCGTTCTTCACCCAGGCGGTGTTGTGCGCCGGCGGCCGGGCGGACCACGTGCCCTCCATGACGCCGCCGCGGGAGCCGAACAGCCCGACCCTGCGGGCGGCGTGGCGGGCGTAGGCGCGCGTCCCAGCTTTGGTCAGGTGTTGCGCCAGAGCGCCTTCGTACTTCGGGGTCAGCGTGCCGGTGAACGCCGCCGCCAGCGTCTCCCGCAGCGTGATCTCGGTGGACCCGTTGTGGGTGCGGACGGTGACGAAGAAGTCGTCGGAGCCATCAGCGGCGGAGAGGACCGCCGCCCACGGATTGGTGCCGAACCCTCCCACCTTCGCCGTCTCCGTCGTGGTGAGCAGGTTCGACCCGGCGGTGCCGGTCACCGCCACCGTCAGTTCTTCGGCGTACCCGCCGCCGGGCTGCTGGGTGCTGTCCAGCCCAGTGCGGATGTTGTCCGGCGTCTTGTCGGTCAGCCCGGTGGTGTACGTCTCCGCGTACAGCGGGGCGAGGGTCGCCTCCTCGGCCCTGGAACCGCGGTGGGTGACGTCCGCCCACGCCACCCCGCCGCCGGACTTGACGACCGCCTGCGCTTCGGTGCCGCCGTCGGGGACCGGGCCACCGGAGGGGCCGACCGGCCCGGTTGGCCCGGCGTCGCCTTTCTCACCCTTGCCGACGGCGGGGACAGCGGTGTGCCCACCATTCGGTTTCAAGATGATGATCGGCTTGGCGGTGGCCAAACCCATCCGGTAGGTGGCGGTCACGCGGCGGCCCCCTGGTGGATGACCAGCCGTGACTGCTCCACTCCGAACACGTCAGCTTTCCGCCCGGTCGGCGTGATGACCGTCAGGTGCCACGGGAACTGTGCGGCGCTCGACCCGGAGCCCGCAGTCCCGGCAGTGTCCGTTGGGGTGGCGTGGAACCGCAGCGACCCATCGGCGCCACCTACGGTGGTCAGGGTGACCTTGGTGGTGCCGTCGATGTCGTCAAGCACCTTGCACACGACGGCGCAGCCGCTGAAGTCGACCGGTGCCCCGCCGCCGTCCTTGAACCCCACCAGGGTCCAGTCCCAGGAGCGGCCCTCGGTTGCTTCACCGAGGCCAACCGCGTAGTACGGCTGGCACTGCTCCACGAAGTCGTCCAACCCGGCGATGGGTCAGCCCTCGACCACTCGGTCGTTATCGGTGCTGCGTGCGGGCGAGGGCACCAGCAGGCCCACGAGTCCGGTGAGGGAGCCGACGGCGATGTTCTGGAGCACGTCGGGGATGGGTCCGTCCGACAGGGCGGCGAGCAGGACGATGCCGACCACCGCGGTGAGCAAGGCGGCGCCGACGATGTAGACGACGTAACGGAGGCTGGTCATGGGTCAGCCCTTCTGCTTCTCGAGGTAGTTGGCGAGCCGATTCAGCACCCCGCGCAGGGAGCGGTCGGAGCGGTCGTCCTTCGGCTGCAGATCCTGGCCGAGCAGCCGCTTCACGACCGCGTCGGCGATGTCTTCCTTGTCCTTCTCGGTCACGTCGTCATCTCCTGTCGGGAGTCCGTTGCGGACGTAGGTGTGGAACAGGTCGTTCAGGTCTTCGATGCGTGCCCACGCGAGGTTGCCGGGGCATTCCTTCCACGCCACCTCGCGGTGACCGTTGATGGTGTCCAGGGTGTTGAGTCCGGCTCGTTTGCAGGCGGCGAAGAAGCCTGCGGTGGTTTCGAGCTGGGCGTCGGTCACCTCGTCGGCGATGTTCTGGGGGAGGACGAGGGCGTGGGCGGCGTAGTTCCAGTTGAACCCGACCGGGCCGAAGGTGCCCTTGTCGTCCAGCGTGTGCGCCCCGGCGGCGTCCAGCGGCTGCCCGAGGTACAGCCGACCGGATTGGGTGACGCCGCCGTTGTAGCTGATGCCGGTGCTGAACCGGGCCTGCCCGATCGCTTCGACCTCGCGCATGACGGCGGCCTCGTCGGCCGTGTCGCCACGTTCGGGGCAGCGGGTGACGGAGATGTGCCAGAAGCCGCGCCGCACGGGCAGGTCGACGTGGCGGTTGACCCGGCGCCACTGGTAGGTGGTCTCCTCCTGGGCGCCCCATCCGTCGCGGGTGACGAAGTCGAGCCCTTGGTCGCGCAAACGGGCCAGTGCCTCGGCGTCGGCGATGGTCATCGGTCGCTCCACGGCAACGCCCGCGACGGCTCCAGGCCAACATTGTGGCCAGGGTTTCGGGTGCACCACGTTTCGAGGACGTCATCCCCACCCGTGCGGGTAGGCGCACCACACTCGCGGCACTTCGGAGAATGCCTCAGGCATAACGCGACGCGACGCCAGACCGGATTGCTGGCCCGCGCAGCGAAGGATTTGAGGCAGGGGGCGCTGGGGGTGCAGGCGGTCACGGTTGTGGTGGTCATCAGGTCTCCTCGCAGTGTTCTGGGGGTCGTTCGCGTCGATGGGCACCCCGTCTTCGACGTTGGTGTCGAGCGGCAGATCCTCGGCCTCGGGATGCAGGGCGTTGTAGATGACCATGCGGCGGCGGTCGGTCATCCAGAAGAAGTCGAGCATGTGGGCGCCCTCGGACAACAGCACCTCGCCTGCGAGGGTCGGGTCGGTCTCCAGGCTGGTGTCGAGGGTGACGCGCCCGGAGTACCAGGCCAGCCCGAGCACCCGTTCGCGGGCCTCGACGGGGTGGCCGGTGTCGCCGTTCTCGTGGACGTGCGCGTGGCCGCCGCTGGCCTTGCCCTCCGCGACGGTTGCGGCGTAGCGGGACAAGTCGGCCCACTCGACCGGGATGCGGTCGACGCTGAGCACGTCGAACGGGAACGTGCAGCGGGCCAGCGCCGCCTGCGCGACGGCGTTCTGGGCGGGTGTGCCTGCGAGCTCGAAGGTCGTCACATTGCCCTCCTACGCTTCCAGCGGGTCGTCGAGGTCGAGACCGGACGGCGGTTCGGGCACGGTGATTTGGTGGCGGCGCAACTCGGCGCGCAGCAACTTGGCGTAGTTGATGAGCCCGCGGATGACGGACTTGTCGCGGGCCGCCTGCTGCTCGAGCTTCCCGACGTGGCGCGTCAGCAACTGGTGCCGTTGCGACAGTGCTTCAAGGTCGGCCCGCAGCCGCTCGATGTCGTCCCGCAGGTCCGCCACCAGCGTGTGGTAGCCGGTCACGGCGTCGGCCTTCTCCTGCACGACAGCGGTCTTCTCAGCGGCGCGGGTGGACACCTTGGCGGTGCGGGCGGCGATGACCCACCCGCCGAGCGCGATGGCTCCCGGGCCGACGGCGTAGGCGAGTACCACCTCCCACCCAGTCACCGCTCACCTACCAGGACGCGGGGTGGTTCCACGGCGGCGGCCTCGTGGCGTACGAGTATGATGACGAAGACCCACGTCAGGGCGTTCAGCCACGAGTTGGCGTAGCCGATGTCGCCGCCGCTTACCAGCCACAGCACCTGTGACCACAGGTAGGAGAACAGCCGTAGCGACGCTGGGAGTTGGAGCGCGAGGAAGCCGATGCCCTGGTGGTTGGGGGACCACCAGGCGGTCACGAGGGCAGCGGTGGCGGCGGTGAGCCACAGGCCGGCGCGCAGCCACGTCGGCAGCTCCTCGTGCAGCCACAGCCGACCGGCGTGGTACTCGGGGTCGACGAAGACTTCGACGCCGATGAGGAGCCACACTGCGCCGATGATGACGAGGGATGAGCCTCGGTGGCCGAGGTCCGCTATCCGCTGGCTGATGGGCATCGCGTCGCCTCCCGAGCGGTCGTGGTTCATGTGTCGCCGTACACCGGCACCAGCAGCGCGATGACCGCCTGCTGCTGGCGGGCTATCCGCACGACGTGCGGGAGCATCTGCGGCGGCGTCTTCGGCGGCGCCGCCAGGAACGCCTCGTTCGCCTCGAACGCGGCCAGGGCGTCCCGCATCAGCGCCTCACTGGTCGGGTCGGGGGCGGCGCACCGGATCCGCACCAGGTGCCGTTGGTGGGTGGTCAGGTCGCCGTCGAAGTCGAGGAAGAAGTCGCTGGTGTCGTCGATGAACCCGCTGCCGCATACCGGCGCGTCGGTGATGTCGGCGAACAGGCCGGCGGTGATGGTGCGGGGGGTGCGGAGACGCCTGACGGTGACCCTCACCGCCGCCTCCGCCGTTGCCGCGACGTGCGAAGCAGCAACTGCTCGCGGGACAGCACCGGCCGGCCCAGGGTGAGGGTGGCGGACTGGTCGGAGTCGCGGTAGGTGACCTCGGTGCACGGCAACGTCAGGTCGATGTCACGGACGGCCACCTTGTAGCCGGGTTCGATTTCGTGCGGTAGCACCATCCGCCCGGTGGTCAGGTCGCGGATGGGTCGGGCGACGGTCAGTGTGCCCGCCACGGGGGGGTCGACCGCCTCTTCCAGCAGTCGCTGCCCGATGCGGTTGGCCGCCGCCGCCGACCCGAGTTCGCGGCCGATCTCCGCCGGTTCGGCATCCCGCACCCGACCCAACGCGTTCAGTGCGGGCACCGTGATGGACGCCACCGTCGCCTGGGCCCGCCCCGCCTTGTCGGTCCAGGCGACCATGATCCGGTTGCACAGGTCCGATTCACCGCCCGGCTGGGACCATCCGTCGACCGTGTCCGCCTCGTACCGCGGCCCGGACCCCCAGCCGCGGTAGGCGAACGAGTGCAACCCGGTGACGTCGTCGGAGGCGCCGACGTAGTGGTACATGGCCGGCTCGAACAGGGCGAGGTCGGCGAGCAGGTCGGCCAGCCGCACCGGGTCCGGGTAGGCGAACTGGTCGATGGCGTAGGTGCCGGCGCCGATGTCGGCGTTGGCGGTGTCGACCATGGTGGTGAACCGCCACAGGGCATCCACGATTACCTGGTCGGCGGTGACCGTCCCGCTGGCCGGGTAGGACGCCGCGTCCGTCAGGTCGGCCCCGGCTTGGTTCTTCCGCAGCGACATCAGCAACGCGTCGGTGATGACCGCGTAGAACAGTTCGGTGTCGATGTTCTTCGCCGTCCCCGACACTCGGCGGATGCGGATGGCGCCCCGGTTGTTGCCTACGCCGAGGATGCCGCCTGCGGATGCGCCGATCGTGTCCGAGGTGGTCGCCCAGTCGGCGGAGCGGACTAGGGTCTGGCCACCGGGACCGGTGGTGGCCAGCAGCTCGACCTGGTTGTTGGTGGACGGCCCGCCTTCGTGGTGGGTGATCTGGATGGCGCCGATGGTTTGCCCCGACTCGTCCAGCAGCCGGTTCCGCATCGTGATACGCGACCCCACGTCCACCGGGATGCCTTGCGGCCACGTCAATATCAGCCCGTCGACGTTCTCATCCGCCGGGTCGGTGCCGACCTGGGCGGTCATCCGGTGGTCGGTTGCGAGCGTCCGCTTCCAGTCCTCCAGGTTGCGGGCGACGACGATGTGCGCCAGCGCCCGGTCGGCGAGCAGCGACGTGCCGCCGATGGCGCCGACGTCCCACGTGTGGCCGTCCTCGCCGACGGTGCGGCCCGGCATGTCCAGGTAGGCGGCGCCGAACACCGTCGCCCCGGTGCGGGTGTCGTACACCTTCACCCGGGCCAGCGGGGCCAGCGCCGGGTCGTCGGCGGTCACCCACAGCGGCAACTTGAACCCGGTCGAGGAGTGCCCGCCGGGCGCGGTCTTGGTGAACGTCAGATCCTGCGCGGGCAGGTGACGGTCGCCGCCCGGCGCCCACGCGCGGACGGCCAGGGGGCCGCGCATCAGCCGCCGTCCGGCCGGATGTTGGCGTAGCGCGGCCAGTACCGGTAGTGCACGGTGTCCGACGCGTCCAGTTCCACCGTCTGCGTCTGCCCGCCAGGCGACACCCGCTGCACGATCGTCAGGTAGTTGTTCGCCCCCGGCGTCAGCACCGGCAGACCGCCACGAACGCTGGCGCGGCGGTCCGAGCCGGCCGCGGTGAACGGGTTGGTGCCGGTCGGGTCGTACATGTAGCGGGCGTCGTTGTCGTTGTACCCGTCTAGGGTCAACCAGTCGTCGTTGCCGCCGATCGCGGGCGCCTCGAGGTAGCCGAAGCTGCTGCCGAGGGCTTGGGGGACGTCGACGGGGACGAACAGCGCCTGGTCCCACTGGATCGGCGTCGAACCGACTGTGCGGCCCGCTTGGAACGCCAGGCTGGTCCCCAGCGACGCCGACGCGTACCCGTCCAAACCGACCGGCCCGGACACCGACCTCGGCAGGTGGAACACGCCCAGGTCCACCCAGCGGGCCACCACACCGGCAGCCGCGGCATGGTCAACGGTCACCGTGTCACCGGTGTAGGCGTCGCCGGTGTCCCGCTTCAGCGCGAACTGGTAAGTGCCCGCCGCCGAAGCCGACGGCCACACCACGCGGGCGAGCAGCCGGTACGAGCCCGGCGTCAGATCCACCGACCCGCCGGTCAACCGTGAGCGGAGGGTGGCGTCGGTCGAGAACGTCGTCTCTTTGTAGTTGCCGCCCACATACGAGGACCCGGCCCCGGTCACTGCGGCCCCGGTGTCGGTTGAGGAGGTGAGCGTGGTCAGGTCCAACGTCTTCACCGTGTGCGTGGACCCCGCCGGCAGCGTGTACGACGCCAGACCTACGGTGGTCGCGTCTGGTGGGGTGAGCGCCAGGTACAGCGGGGTCTCCATGTCGCCCAGCACCCGCGGCAACGCCACCGTCATCGGGTTCGTTGCAGCGGTCGGATCCCGGTCGACGGTGAGCGGCCCGACCGACACCGGCGCCCCGTACAGACCTTCGTCGGTGTCCAACGACAACGGCAGGTCGTACACACCGGAACCGGCCTCACCCCAGTCCAGGGCTCCCAGCGCGGTGGCGAAGCAGCGCGCGAACACCGGCGGCGAGGCGGGGGTGCGCTGGAACATCAGCCACGATTGCGGTCTGACCAAGTGCCGGGCCAGGGTGGACATGGCGTGAGCAACGGTGGAAGGGTCGCCCTTTATCCGGACGGTGCCCGTTACCTGTCGGTCGGTGACCGTACCGAGGGAGAACTCTGGCTCCCGTAGTACGTACAGCGGGTCGCGGTCGTTGAGCTCGAGCAGCGCCACCGGGGCAGCCTTCGGAGCGTCCACAAAGGCGATACGCGGACGGACGTTCACCCGCGGGCCTTCCGGTGCCTGGCCGCCGCGCGGTCCCGTTCGGCATTGCCGCTGTGGGTGCCCCGCTCCGAGCCACGCTCCGCCCCGCGGGCCACCGCATCCTCCAGACGACCGACCTGCCGACTTACCTCCCGCCTCAGCTGAGCCATTTCCCGCGAAAGTTGTCGGGTCTCCCGTGCCGCGTCGCGTAGCCGGTCTCCGAACACCTGGTTGCCGGCGAACCGCCCCAACTGGATGGCCTGGCGCTGCTGGCGCCCAAACACCGCCTCCAGCTCCCGCACCTCGCGGCGGGTGTCCAAACCGCGGGCGATCTGCAGGTTGCCCGACGCGGCCACGGAGCGGAACGTCGGCCCGTCCAGACCAAGCCGGCGCGCCTGACGCAACGCCCGCTCCATCCGGTCAGCGTCGTTGGCGTCGGCACGCCCCTGCAGCAACGCATCACCCAGCGTGTTGCCCTCAGCGAAGATGTCGTTGACGAAGTTGCCCGCCACCGTGGCCGAGTAGCCGCGTTGCGCCTGGACCAGTTCGCGGGTGGCGTCGCGCGCCTCACCCAGCGTCTCCCGTAGCCGGTCCCGCTCCCGCGCCTCAGCAACAAGCTGGTCGCCGAGGTGGGTAACACGCGCCACCAGCGGCGCGTCGCGACCTAAGGCGTCACGGAGCCCGGCGAGCAGGCTCCGGACCGCCGCGGCGACCTCGTCGCGGCTGGACCGGTCGCTGACGTTGAACGCTCGCGCAGCTGCGGCGAGGTCACGGAACGCCTGCGTCTCGTCCGGGTCGAGCACCGCCTCCGGCCGGCCGGACCGGTTGACCGCGACACCGCCGTCGCGCAGCACACCGCCGGTGTCGAAGGTGAGGCCCCGCGCGGCGTAGAACGACAGCGGGTTACGGATGGCGCCGTTCTCGCGGACCTCTGTGTGCAGGTGGTGCCCGGTGGAGTGGCCGGTGGAGTCGACCGAGCCAGTGACCTGACCGGCGCGCACGAGATCACCCGAGTTCGCCGCACGGCGCAGCATGTGCGCGTGGCGGGTCAGGATGCCGTTGGCGTGCTGGATGTCCACGTACCGCCCGTAGCCGCTGGTCCCGTCCACCGCAGCGACGACCCGTCCAGCGGAGGGGGCGAAGATCTGCGTGCCCACCGGGGCGGGCAGGTCCAGCCCGGCGTGGCCGCGCCCGTCACCTAGGCTGGCGCCGATGCTGTAGGAGCCGGGCGGCAGCGGTAAGGTCCACCGGCCGACGTCCTTCAGCTTCTCGTTGATGGCCCCCGACAGCTGCTGCCCGATGCCGGCGGCGACAACCGAGGCGATACGAGCCACCTCGGCGGTAGCCGCGTCCAAGCCGGTCGGACGGACCTGCGGTACGACGATGCCGCCCTCGCGGTAGTCGAGGATGCCCAGACGCCGACCGGTCTCCTGCCAGATGTCGACCGACCGTGTCCGCTTGGTCGGGTCGAGCGGGATGTACGCCTCTCCGCCCGTCTCCGGCTCCGCCCACACCCGCCAAGACCCGGCGGGGGCGATCTGGGCGACGTGCTGCTCGCGCAGCCCGCCGCGGGCGTAGAAGTCGAGGACGCCGCCGTACGCCAGTCCCGCTAGCTGCGCGCCGAGGTTGACGGCATTCGCCGAGAGCGTGATGTCGACGCGTTCATCGTTGATGCGGTCGAGTTGGCTGTTGGTGAAGACGAGGAAGTCGGCCACACGGCGCCGGGCGTCGGTGTCATCGAAGCCAGCTCTAGGCGTCGGGCGGGCAACGTCAAGATTGTGCAGGCTTGACCGCTCGAAGTCGTTGATCTTCGCGTCGGCGTCGCGACGGTCGAAGTCGGCTGTCGGCGTGGGCCTAGCGGTGTCAAGGTCGTGCAGGCTACCCCGCTCGAAGTTGTTGATGTCGTTCTTAGCCTGGTCGAGCCCGAGCACCTTCAGCAGCGTCTCCACCGACTTCGGGGTCAGGTCGTACTGCTTTTGCAGGCCGATGATGTCGCGGCGGGACACGCCTATGCCGAGCTGCTCGATCTGGGTACGCACCTCTCGCGGCAGATCAGCCATCGCCCGCCGGTAGTCACGGGTGTCAACGGTGGTGCCGCGAACCGCCTCGGCGAGCAGCCGCTGCGCTTCAGCGTCAGCGGCGAGCTTGCCGCGGTTGGCGCCCAGCGATTCGCTCAGATCGTCAACGCCGGCGATCTGCTCCTCGATGGCCAGGTAGTGCTCGCGGGCCGCCTTGGTGGCGTCGGAGTACGGGTCCTCGAGATAGGCCGCGCTTAACGCTTCATCGGCTGCAGCGAGCTGGGTGACAAGGCCCCTGCGGACCGCGGCGATGCGGCGGATGGCGGCGTCGTAGTCGCCCTCGTCGCCGACCACCGCATCGACGAGAGAGGCGCCGCTCACCCCGACATGGTTCGCCAGGTCAAGCAGGCCCTCCTCCTGCAGCGCCTGCGCGGCTAGGGCGCGGGTGGCGCGAGTCGACGCCCCAGTGACCTGGTTCAGCGAGTCGGCGTAGTCCGCAGTCTTGGGGTCCGCCTCCTCAGCCTCGTCCCCCGCGCTGAAGATGGCCTTGCCGAGCTCGAACAGCCCAGCGGCGCCGGCGCCGATCGCGGCGCCGATCGGGCCGCCGACGGCGAACCCGGTCAGTGCGCCACCGGCGGTGGTCGCCAAGGACGAGATGCCGCCGCTGGCGTCGCCTGCGCTGCTGGCGAGCAGGCCGAGGCCGCCGAGGCCGGCGGCACCGCGGGCTGCCGTTCCGAACCGGCTGACACTGCGGCTGGCCGTAGCCATCTGTCCAGCAGCCCCACCGACCGCCGCGGTCTGAGCCTGGATGGACTGCGCCAGCGCCAAGTTCGACGCAACCAGCCTTCGATTGGTGAGGATCTCTGCGACGCGCAGCGCCGGCGTGGCCGCCGCAGCAACATTCGCAGCACTTTGAGCGACCTTCACAGCAACCAGGCCCGTCACCAGGAACGGCAACGCCTGCGCCAGCTCGTCGGTGTGGTCTGCGGCGAACCGAAGTACGGTGCCGGTGACGTCGAGGAAGTCGTTGAGGGTGGGCAGCTCGTCGCGTGCGTCTGCCAGCCCGCGCCCGAGGTCGGAGAAACCTACGGTGATCTGTTCCCAGTCCTGGTCGCCGAGCGTCGCGGAGACCTTCGAGAAGTCAAGGTCACCGACCCAGTCGCCGAAGCCTCGCACCGCCGGCATCGCCTCGTTGTTCAGGAACCGGATGAACGTGGTAGCGATTGGCAGCAGTCGGGTGCCGATCTGGACTTGGAAGTCCTCCCAGTTCTTGGACAGGATGCGGACCTGGTTGGAGTACGACTCCGACGTACGGGCGGCGTCACCTTGGGCGTCCTGAGTTTGCTTGAAGATGGCCGACTGGGCGGCGAGGACCTTCTGCTGCTGGGTCAGTGGCGGGATGGTGCCCTCGGTCGCCTTCTGCAAGGTGTTCTGGGCGGACCCGAGTGAGGCTTGTGCGCGGAGCGCTTCGACGCTGCCGCGGCCGTGTTCTTCCAGCGCGTCGTTGTAGGCGGCTTGGGCGATCGTTGCCCGCTGTTGGGCGACGCGGATGTCGTCCATGTTCTTGACGGGCTTCAGCAGGCCCAACTCCATCGCCTCGGCTTTGAGGGTCGCGTCGTCGAGCAGCACGCCGTAGGAGCGGATCGGTTCGGACTCGCCACGCAGGGCTGCGCCGAGCGCCTGGATCGCCTGGTCCGGGGTGGTGTTGTTGAACGACGACAGGTCCGAGGCGAGCCCGGTCAGATCGGTGGAGAAGTCGGCGAGGTCGGAGCCGGTCAACCCGGCCGACTTGCCGAAGATCCCGAAGGTGGAGGCGGCGTCCAACGCCTGCTGCTGGGTGAGCAGGATGTTGCGCCGGGAGTTGGTGGCGAACCGTTCCACCTCGTCGGCGGAGTTGCGGAAGATGACGCCGACCTTGTTCTGGGTCTCGATCAGATTCCCGGCCGCACTGATCGACTCCCGCACGAACGTCGCCGTCTTGATCGCCGCGTAGGAGCCGGCGACCCCGAGGACAACGTTCTTGAGGGAGGAGAGGGCGGAGCGGTGCTGGGTGACCGCCCGGTCCGCGCTCGACATTGCGTCGTTGGTGGCACGGCCGGCGGTCGCCATGTTGGCCCGGTAGGAGGCGACATCCGCCTCGAGGCGGACAGTGGCGGAGCGGACAACGCTCACCCGTCACCACCGTCCTCATCATGGCTGTCGGGTGCGCTGACCGCGTACCCCATGTTGTCCGGCAGAAGGTCATCGAGGGGGCGAGTGTCGACCACCTCGTAGTAGGAGACGCGGCGGTCCTGAATGACCGAACAGGCGTTGCACTCGTAAGTGGCGGCCTCGTACCAGCCGTCCATGTCGGGGTGCCACGCCCTCCCTTTCGGCTCCCCACAGCCTGAGCACAGCGACTGCTCGTGCATCTGGAGGGCCAGCATCAAGGCCCGGTCTTCTGCGGTCCACGCCGGCTCGGTGATCGTGCGGGCGACCCGGCCGTCCTGGTCGTACTCGTAGCAGGTGGCTAAGGTCCGGCCGCGCAGCACGCTCGGGGGAGTGTTGAGGCTGCGGGCGGTCCGCAGTTCTAGGAGCGTCGACGCTGCCTCGGGTCGGGCGAGGAGCCGCGCGATTTTGGGATGTCCACACCCGTGGCGGTGTTGACGCCGAATGCGGCAAGCCGAACCGTGTCGAATTGGGACTGGGCCAGTTGTGACCGCAGCTTGCGGACGTCATCCAGTGACAGAGCGGGCGCGACGGCGCACTTGGCGACGAGTTCGTCCCAGAACGCATCGGGCAACACGTCGGCGTCGGTGAGGTTGCGGCGGTGCTTGCGCTCGTGCGCTTTCCATTCCGGGTCCGGCAGCGCCCGCACGCGCACTGACCGCATGAACCGCGCCATCTCGGCACGTTTGGCCTCGCGTTCGGCTAGCAACTCGTCTCGGCGCGACGCCAGCGCTTCGTCGGGTTGCGGCTTGTCGAACCCTTGGCTGGGGGTGGTCGACTCGAGTTCGTCCAGTTCGGCGTCGAAGGCTTCCAGGTCGGCGACAAGGTCGGCGCGGATGCAGAACCGTGCCGTCCGCTCAGGGCGCCGTCCCTCGCTCATCAGTTCGTCGAGGTCGAGGATCGTCTCGAAGCGGGGGGCGGGGTCGACGACCGTGGGGCGGCCAGTGAAGGGGCTGTCGCCGCTGAGGGCTTCGTCGGGGCGCTCGGTCATGTCAGTCTCCTGGACGTTTGGTTCCCTGGACGCTGGGAGAGGGGGGGCGAGGCCGGCACGTCCAGGTGACCGACCCCGTCCCGATTCAGGGCGCCGCTCAGGCGACGGTGGCTCGCTCGTCGACCTGCTCCGACTGCACCATGAACTCCTGCCGGAACTTCTCGAACCCGCCGTTGTCGGGAATCGGCAGCGTCCGCGGGGTGCTAGTGATCGCGCCGAAGACGCGCGCTTTGTCGCCGGCCACGAACGGCGTGGCGAAGGACTTCACGGTCCCGATGCGTTCCACCAGGAACCCTTCGATGCCCTTCTGGGTGAACGTGTTCCACCCCTTGTCCTCGGCGGTGGTGGTCCACCGGAAGAAGTCCATCCCGGCCTCGTAGTTGGTGTTGCCGGGCACGTTGCTGTTGCCGCTGGCGCACAACGCGGGGTCGTTGATGGTTTCGTCGCCGGACGGGCCGAGGGTGTAGTTCCCCTTCGTCACTAGGCACGACAGGTCCACCACGGTGCCGGCGTTCAGTTCGGCGGCGGTGGGGGCGGACACGTTGGCGATGCCGTTCTGCGGCACCCAGACGAGCTTTCGGTTGGCTTGCGCCAGCATCTTGGGCACGACTTACTCCTCGGTGAAGTGGGCGACGAGCTCGTCGCGGGACATGGCGTCGGCCTGCTCGAAGGTGAGGCCATTGCGGGTGGCGTAGTCGCGCCACGATTCGGTGGACGCGTTCCTTGCCGGCTGTTCCGGCGGTCCTCCCGGCTCGCCGGGGGACAGGTTGACGGGGTACTCGGGCGGAGGCGTTGGCGTGGACACAGCGCCTTGGGCGTCGTCGCCTAGCCCGGGATACGTCTCGGACACCCAGCCGGTGGATCCGTTGGGGTTGGTGATCTGCACCAGTTCTACAGCCATGAGCGTCCTCCTCAGATCTGCGCGGCGGCGACAGTCACCGACGCGACCGCCGAGTAGGTGATCCCGACGTGCCCGCTGGCCGGGTCCGCTAGGTCGGCGGGGAACGGGCCGACGGCGACGTCCGCGCCGGCGGCGACCGCGACGGCGACGTCGGGGTTCGCTTGCCCGTACTTGGTGCTTCCGGGGACGGCGACGGTCACCGTGACCGAACCGGCGCCGGCGTTGCGGACCAGAAGCATTCCCCGGTCGTTGGGCGGGATGGTGTCACCGTCGCCGGTGGCTGCGACGTAGTTCAGCGCGGTGCCAGCGATCTTCGCCTGCTGGTAGCCGAGGAGTGCCATGAGTGCTCCTGTCGCTTATACGGAAACGGTGAGCCGCCAGACCAGCGGCACGTACCAACGGGGCGGTGTGGTGCTGTCGTCGCGGCGGGCGGTGCCCGGGTCGTTCACGACACGCGGCTGCGTAGACGTCGTGTCAGCGACAGCGGGGGCCCATGTCTCGAGCAGGGTGATGACGCGCTCGATGAGGTTGAGCAGGTCGGCCGGGTAGCCGGCGACGCATGTGGTCTGGAACGACGGCTCAGCGTCGGACGAACACTCGGCCAGGTCCGGGTCACCGGGCCTGCTGCCGACGCCGGCGTAGAGGACGAGGTAGGGCTTCACGCGGCCGCTGCCGTCGTCGATGGTCGGCGGCGCGGACGGGACCTCACCGTCGTACACGGTCACACCGGCCAGCGTCTGCAGCCGCGCGAGCACCGCCTTGTGGACCAGCCGCCGTGGTGCGGTGGCCATGCCTACAGCGTCTTCTCCGCGATGCGCACCAGACCCGAGTCGAGCAGCGCCACGGTGGAGTCGAAAGCCGGGCCGAGGTACGGCTGTGGGGGTTGGTGGGAGGATCCTTCCTCGACCCATCCGCCGTAGAAGGCCTCCGGGCCCACGATGGCGACCAACCCGCCGTTCTCGTAGTCGGTGCCGATCGAGGCTGCTAACTCTCCGGTGACCTTCGGTGCTTCCACGACGGCGCCCGCTTCAACCGCCGCCGCGGCAACCCTCACCGCTGCGACGGCGTAGCCGGTGGCTTTGACCCCGGACGCGACAAGGTCCCGAGCCAGAAGGTCCACCTGAGACGTGTCGAGACTGGCCTCGGCCATCGTGGGCCTCCTCAGCCGTTACGTTGCAGGACGATCCGTCGGCTGGCAGCGAGCTGGGTGCTGTCGACATCGCCCACACGCAGCGACTTCGCGACCAGGCCGAGCAGGTCCGGGTCCTCAGATGCGGTGAGGGTGAAGATGTCGCCGCGGCGGACCCCGTCGACAGACGCCGGAAGCTCCGCCGGCCACCGGTCGGCGAGCACCTGCTCCCCACCAGCCTCTTCGGTGGCGAGGACGTGTTCGGTCTTCACCAGGCAGCGCCCGCTGTAGTACGGAACCTGCGGGTTCACGGTGGAGATCCCGTCTACCTCGTCGTACGCAGGCTCTCCGCCGCCGGGGTGGGCGAGGGTGCAGGCGTCCACCATCAGCTGCTCCCGGTGCCACCTGGCTCGGATCACTGCCCGCTGGGTTGCCTCACCCCTCGACCCTGGCCGCGTGGCCATGTCAGATCCCCAGCGGGCGGCGAACCACGGCAGGATCGGGCCAGGGCTCCGCAGGGGGGAACGACCCGCTGGGTTGGGCCGCTGACCCGGTGCCGTAGGCGTTCTTGATGCTGGTCAGGATCGCCTCGCGCCGGTCCTGCGCCCACGTCGAGCCGGTGTTGTCCGAGACGGTGCTGCGTAGACCCTCCGGGTTGGAGTACTGTAAGGCGCCGAGTTCGACCGCCCAGGCCCACAGGTCGTCGGGAACTGGATCGGGTCGCTCGGTGATGTTGGTGGCGCCTTTGATCCACCCGAAGACGACCCGCTCAGTCACCGCCGCCTGGGCGGCGTCCACCTGAGTGTGGAGGTAGCCGGCCAGGTCGGCGGCGCTGAACAGTTCACTCATCGAGGCGTCGCCGCCCTCAGGTCGGCGGGTTGGCGATCGCCTCGAGCTCGCTCACCAGGGTCGAGCGGGCGTCGTCGCCCCTGGCCTGCTCGAGTGCCAGCACGGCCGCCGCCCGCACCGCGTCGGCGCCGACGTACGCCTGGATCTGCTTGATCGTGAACCCGGCGGGGTCGGAGCCTTCGGTGTACCCCTCTGGCGGCGTCGCGTCCGCAGCCACCGTGGCCGGGGCCACTTCGCTGCGCACCTCTTCGGGCAACCCGGCCAGGATCGCCTCGTAGTCCCGCTGGGCGCGCTCGGCGACCGCCCTCGCCTGCTCGGCTGCCGACTTCTCCAGCTGGCCCGGCTTGACGACCGCACCCGCCGCAACCAAGCGCTTGGCGTCCTCGGCGTTGAGGTCCACGATGTCGCCGCGCCGGTGCCGGACGTAGTCCAGCGGCTCACCGGGCTTGGAGGTGATCTGGTCCCACCGCAGCGCGACCAGCTGGTACTTCCCGGCCTTGACGTCGTTGAGGTCCATCACGGCGTCACCACCCCGGTGATCCAGCACGCAGCCAGCGGCTGGTCGACGCCGACCGCCCGCTTCATGGTCGCGTCGCTTCGGTGCGACTCGGTCGGCCCGCCGTTGGGACCGTTGCCCTCTGGGTACAGCGGGGTGACCTCGAGCGGCCTCGGGTCGGTGTAGAACCCGACCGTCTTGCGCTGGCAGACCAGCACCCGGTCCTGTGGCCAGAAGCGGGCCTTGAGGGCGAGCATCCCGAGAACGTCTCGCTCGAGCTTTCCGGTGTAGGCGATGTTCTGGCTCGCGAGGTTGCCGCCGTACACCTTCAAGAAGTCGTCGTTGTCGAGCAGAACCGGGGTGATGCTGCCCGGGACGACGGTCGTGTCGGCCTCGTAGCCGTGCGTGTCGTCGTTGCCGCTGCCAGCGGCATTGACCACCTCTTGCGCGGCGGCGAAGTCCCGGCGGGGGCGACCGCTGGACGTGTCCCAGGCGGCCGCGGCGGGGATCGTCGGGATCGCAGGGTTCATCAGCAGCTGCCGCATGGCGACGAACCGTGCCCGGATCATGCTGCTGGTCAGGGCGATGATCTGCCGGTTGACGGCGCCGATGTTGTTCTCGCGACGCATGTCCTCCGACACCCGGACGCCGGCGCCCTTCCTCGTGGCGATAGAAACCCGCGGCAGGCCGCGCTGGGTGCCGAAGACCGGGATCTCCTCGAACTCGATGAGTTCGGCGACCTCCCCATCGAGGAACAGCGAGCTGCCCTCCTCGAAGGCGACCGTGCTGGCGTCCCCCTCGTAGCGCAGGAGGATGTCGTCGATGAACTGCCCATCGAGCAGCTCGAGAATCCGCGCCGGAATGAACAGCGGATTCTGCCGGATGATGTCGACGGTGACCTTCGGGCCGCCGTCAAGGGTGAGCTGGGGCATCAGGTCTCCTCAGTAGATCCAGGCCAGGCCGACCGCGCCGGCGGCGACGCCGGCTAGCTCGGTGCAGCGGCCGACGATGGCGCGGGGGTCGGTGTCAGCAGTCAATGGGCCGGCGCCGTCCGGGTCGGCGGCCCGCCACGGGCGGACCGCGCCGGCCGCGGCCGCCACGAGACGGTCACCGAACGCGGCCGCCTCGGCGTAGGTCACGGACAGTTCCTCGCCGCGGGCGACGTTCACCCGGGTACCGGTCGGGGCGGTGTTCAGCACCCCGTTGACCGGCTCGGTGACAAGCACGGCGACTGCGTCGTTCAACGCCACGCCGAGCGCCCGGACTGAGCCGTCAGCGGCAACACCGGCCACACTGGCCGCTCGGCCCTCGACCAACTGACCACCGGTGATCGTCTCAGCGGCGGGGTAGGACTTGGGTCCGGTCTTGCGGACCTGCGGGATGGCCGGCATGTCACATCCTCCAGTTCTGGTAGCCGGGCTCGCTGCGGACCTCGTCGACGGACGACTCCGAGCCGGTGCCGTCGACCTCGTGGCCCATCTCTTCCAGCGGGATCACGACAGGCCGCTTCTCCAGCGCCTCGACGGTGGCCTTCGGGTTGCGGTCGTACTCCTCGCGCCAGCTCTGCCGGTTCGCCGGCAGGAAACGGTCGCGGTACTGGTCGAGCGCTGCTTCACGCTCGGTCTCGTGGAGGCGCTTCGCGGCCGCGGCACCCCGTTGGGCGTCACCGCGCATCTCCTCCCACTCGGCCTTGGACACGGTCACGGAGCCGTTGGGCACTCCGGTGGCCGGGGTGTCGTCGGAGGTCCGCTCGTTGAGCGCCTCCGTCACGGCTGCGACGATCGTGTCGGCGTCCGCGTCCTCGGGGAAACCGACCTGCTCGCGCAGGCTCGCGACCTGCGTGTCGTTGAGATCCACGACAGCAGCTCCTTTCGGTTGGGTGAGCCCGTCCGCGGACGCGGTCGGGGGCTGGGGGCGTCGCGACACCGCGGCAGGTGCCGGGGCGTGGTTTCGGCCGGCGTAGCGGTAGATCGAGAGGTCGAAGACGTTTTCAGGTTCGTTCTCGAGCGGCCCCTCTTGGGAGTTCGGGTCGCCGCCCGGGGTGTCGGTGATCCCGGCGTCGGGGACGACGTCGACACGGTCAGCCAGTCCCGCCTCTGTGGCTTCCTTGGCGGTGTACCAGGTCTCCGGTCCCATCAGGGCCCGCCAGTCGGACTCTTCACCGCCAGCGGCGGCAGCGTAGATGGAGGCGACGTTGTCGCTGTCCTTGTCCATGCGGTCGGCTGTCTTCCGAAGGAAAGCCGGGTCGCCGTAGGCGAAGATCCGCGCGTCGTGGATCATCATCTGGGTTCCAGGTGACATGACGGTCTCGTCGCAGCCGACGGCGATGAACGACGCTGCAGACACGGCCCAACCATCGACAACCGCGACCAACCGAGCGTGATGGGCGCGCAGCATGTTGAGGATCGTCATGGCCTCTGGCACCTCGCCCCCGGGCGAGTTGATGCGCAGGATGATCGTCTGTATCGACTCGGGGAGCTCGTCGAGCGCCTGGGAGACCTCTTCGGCGGAGATGCCCCACCAGCCTCCCCAGGAGTCGATGGGGGCGTACATGCGGAGCACGGCGACCGTGAGCGCTTCGGCGGCGGTCTCGCCGTCGGCCGCGACCCCGAGCGCGGATAGGTTCC